GCGCTCGACTGGCTGCACGACACCCGGGCCCGCGTCGTCAATTGGGATGGGATCTTCCGCTCCGGTCCTCACTGCCTGTACTGCCCGCGCGCCCACGAATGCAGGGCAGCCAACGCCCTGGCGCGGCGCGACATCGCGGCTCTCGTCAAGGGCCGGTTTCCTCGCACCGGCTCCCCGCTCGCGAGAATGACTGACGACGAGATCGTCACGCTCTATCAGCGCTCGAAGAGCGTGATGGCGCTCTGTTTCGGGGCGATGGACACGCTCCGGAGCTGGATCGCAACTCACGGCGACGTCGTCCGCGCCGACGGAATGCGGCTCACGTCGCAAGCGGAGGATCACCGGGAGCTCAATCCGATCGAGGCGTGGGGCGTCCTCGAGCAACTCGGGTTCGACGACGCAGATTTCGCGGCCTGCCTGAGGATGTCCGTCGTCAAGGTCGAAGCGCTCGTCGAAGCCAAAGGGCCAGCCGTTCAGAGCGCCGCCGCGAGGCGTGAACTCCGCAAGCTACTCGACGCCGCCGGCGCCGTTACGATGAAGCAACGCACGAAGCTCGCCTTGCGGCGACAATAGGAGAACGATGGGACGCAAAGCACAACCCAAGACCGAACCGAAGACGCCGGAGGCCGAGCCGTCGACGGCGATCGAACGCTCAATCCACCGCTTGGACGCGGTTCTGACGACCTGCAACACGGACACGCTCGCTCTACTCCCCATGCTTGAGCAGGCCGTCTCGCTCGCGGAAGGCATCCGTCAGATCAAGGCGGTCCTGACTGACGAGGTGATGACTCGGGTTTTCATGCCGCTACAGGGGACGCCCCTCGGTTTCCTGCACGACAGGGCGAAAGCCGAGAAAGGGCCGAAGGAGTACTCGATCGCAGAGGTCCGCGAATGCATGGTCGAAGCGATGATCAACGGGTTTCGTCCGGTGGGGAACGAGATCAACATCATCTCCGGTCGTGTCTACGGGGCGAAGGCCGGCTACCGGCGCAAGGTCGTCGAGTTTCCCGGGCTCACCGATCTCAGACTGACGCCAGGCGTCCCGCAGAGCGTCGGAGAGAAGGGAGCGCTCGTCCCATTCCGCGCGACGTGGCGGCTCGACGGCCAGCCGATGGAGCTCGTCCGGGACGTGACGAAGGGGGCCGACGGGCATAGCCGCGACACCCGGATCGCCGTCCGTGTGAATCGGCTCATGGGAGCGGATGCGATCATCGGGAAAGCCGAGCGGAAAGTCCTAAGGGCGATCCATGACTTGATCTCGAACGTGACTCTGTCGAAGGTGACTCTGACGATCGAGGACGGAGAAACGGACGCGATCGACGTCCCGGGCGAAGTCGTCGAACCGCCCCCGGTCCCTGGTACCCAGGACGGCCGCCGCATGAAGCTCGGCAAGGATCGCGAGCCGGCGCCGCAGCCAGAACCCCCAAAGAGCCAGCCGAAGGGGGACGCCGCGCCGTCCAGGCCGGCGCATGGTGACACGACGGACGTCGACGGGTATGGTCCCGTAATTACCTGAGTGAGACTCGAGACTTTGCGCGTCGGGCGCGGCGGAATGCCCCCCAACTGCCCCCCGGCGCGCAAACTCGCGGGCCTCACTCATGGCAGAACGTACGAAAATTCCGTGGACGCACCACACGTTCAATCCGTGGTGGGGTTGCACGCGGCTGAGCGCCGGCTGCGATCATTGCTACGCCGCCGCGATGGGGAAGCGCCTCTATGGACTGCAATGGGGCATTGACTACCGCTTCTTCGCGGAGCCCCACTGGCGGAAGCCGCTCGACTGGAACCGCAAGGCGGAGGCCGCTGGCGTCCGCGCCCGAACGTTTTGCGCGTCGGTCGGTGACTTGTTCGAGGATCGCCCCGAGCTCGTCGAGCCGCGCGGCTGGGTGTTCTCGCTCATCCGGCAAACGCCCTGGCTCGACTGGCTCCTGTTGACGAAGCGGCCGAACGACGTCCCCTCCATGGTCCCGGAGTCCTGGCGCTCCGGGTTCCCCCCGAATGTCTGGATGGGGACGACCGTCGAGAACATCATCAGCCATCCGCGGATCGCAGCGCTCCGCCGGCTGCCGGCCGTCGTCCGCTTCGTTTCGTTCGAGCCTCTGCTCGAGCGGATCGACTGGCCAGATCTGAACGGGATCCATTGGGCGATCGTCGGAGGCGAGAGCGGCCCCGGCGCGCGCCCCATGGACCTCGACTGGGTTCGAGTGATTCGGGACGCCTGCGCGGTACTGCGGCTCCCGTTCTTTTTTAAGCAGCGGATCGTGAACGGACGCGCGCTCGAACTCCCCGAGCTCGACGGCGTCCGCTACGCCGCATTCCCGGAGGTAGCATGACAGAGAAACTCGCGAAGGTGACATTCGAGGACGCAGCCGAGCGGATGCGAGACCAAATCCGCTCTGCATTCGTCGAGATGCTGACGCCCGACCAATGGCGGGACATGGTGCGTAAGGAGCTCGAGAGCTTCTTCCAGCCGCGCGACGTCCGGGAATATGGCAGCTATGGGAGCTGGAAGACGCTCCCACCGCTTTTCAACGAAGTCGTCGCAGATGTGTTCACGAAGGAAGTCGAAAAGCGCGCGCGCGAAATCATCACAGATGGCCACTGGCGACCGGAGGAAGGTTCCTTTTGGTGTCATGGCCATTTTGATTGTCTCGTCTCGTCGTCGATCCGGGCGTGGCTCACCGACAATGCGGCCACTCTGCTCGACATCACGCTCCAGAGACTGATCGGCAAGGGAGCCGAGGACGTTCTCCGCGCGCTCGATCCGAACCGCCCGAATCAGTATTGAGATGTCCGACGCTCCTGAAACCAAAGCGCCAGACTGGCTCGTCGCGCGGGACGATGATCGGGATTGGTCGTTGTGGTTGCGCTCGCCTTTCTATGACCTCGGCACGGATCCCCCCGTCGCGTGGGTCGCCGGCGGCCATCTCCAAGTCTCTGCGGAGGGAGAAGGGACCATCTGTCTTCCGCTTGCCGCCGTCGCGGAGTTGCTGAGCAAGGCCGCGCCAGCCCTGCACATCTTCGAGGCAGAAGTGAACTGGATCGTCGCGCACACCCAGGCGGAGGCGCGCGACTTGTACTGCGTCAGCGTGGGAGAGACGCCGAGCGACGCAGAGCCCGAGTACGATGATCCATGGTGCGAGTTTCCAGGCCGCTTCCTCGGAGCGTGGGAGCAACTCGACGATCGCCGCGTCATGACGCTGCGAGTCACGGCCGCCGGAAAGATCCCCGAGTGTGGCTACAGTGACGGGATTTGCAGCGAGACGCGGACTTGCAGTGAATGGGCCGCACGGTTCGGGCTGGGCTATCTCTGGACTTCGGAGTGCTGAGAAGGAGCAAGCAAATGGCAACGAAGAAAAGGCAACCGATCGAGCTGGGCTGCAAGGCGAGAGACGTCGTAACCAAATTCACTGGGATCGTCGTCGGTCGAACGGAGTGGCTGAACGGCTGCGTCCGGTACGCGTTGCAGCCGGACAAGCTGGACAAGGACGGGAAGGCCGTCGAGTCGATGTGGGTCGACATCGAGCAACTGGAAGTGATCCCCGGTGGGGTCAAACTGCCGAGCGAACCGGGAGGGGGACCCAAGCCGACGCCACGACGCCAGCGAGACCCAGTGCGCCGCTAGCGCGCCAGTCCGGGGCCGGGCCTTCTCGGGTGTTCGACTCCCCGCCGGACTGCCAGCAACAGGAGACAGAATGTTCAAGATCAAATTGGGGGCTTCGGTCAAAGATCGGGTTACGGGTCTCGCGGGAGTCGTCACCGCGCGGATCGAATTTCACGGCGGGTGCATTCAGTACTGCGTCCAACCGAAGCTCGGCAAAGGTGGCGAGCTGCCTGCCTCTCACTACTTCGACGAGGACCGGCTCCGGCTGCTGAAGAAGCCGCTGATTCCGTCGAGGCAGCCGAGTGCAACAAAGCCACGGCCCGGCGGAGCGCAGCAACGTCCGCCGCGTAGGCGTCGCATGGGGCCACTCGGCGAGTAACTGTCATTGCTACCGGAGAGCCCACCATGAACGCAGCGATCCACATTCCGAACATGGCGCGACTGATTGACGTCCGCGCGCCACGCCTACGCCGCCCGGTGCCTGACTGCTGGGAGACACTACAAGCTCCCGCGCCCGCTCTCGCCTGGATCTCCGACGGTCTGAAGGTACTCGCATCCTGCGACCGTATCGAGGATCAGACTTGGTGGCTTCACGTTTCGCTCTCCCGGGGGCGTCGACTGCCATCATGGGAGGAGCTTCGCAACGTGAAGGAACTCTTCATCGGTCGCCAGCATGTCGCGGTCCAAGTGTTCCCGGCCGATCGTGACTACATAAACCTTCACCCGTATTGCTTCCACCTATGGAGCCCGGAGGAATCATGAACAGCCCTGAATCAGCCCGCAATTGGGTGCTATGCTTCGCTGCGATCGTTTTGGTGATCGCCCTCGTCGTCGAGCTGGCGCGACCACGCACAGCGCACGCCGGATCGAACTACGCAGAGCGCACCATGCGCGCAGCCGAGCGCCAGGCGGACGCCCTCGACGCGATTGCCAAGAGCCTCGAACGGCTGGAGCGCAAGTAGTGCCCAGCCTCACGCTCTACATTCCAGAGCGGCACGCGGAGACGGTCCGGCGGTTTCGCATCGCTCTTCGGGGAAGCCTGTCCGAGTGGCTCATGCGCCACGTTCTGAACGAGCAGCAGCCGGAAGAATGCACCCACACCTTCGCGACCGTCTGCCTCGATTGTGGGAAGCCACTCGCGGAATGGAATCGCGAGCTTGCCGAGGCAGATTGGCGACGCGAGCGGACGGAAAGGACGGCGACGAAATGACTCACGAGAAGGGGCCTTCTGACTTCCCGGAAACTGTCGCGCTCGACGACGTCCCGGGGATCGTCCTGGACGAACTCGAAGAAGCCGACAAGCCCGACGCACTCGGTGCCGTGATGTGCGAGCTCGCATCTGCAACGCGGAAGTTCGGGCCGTTCCACTCGTCTCACGAAGGGCTCGGGGTTCTGACTGAGGAGATGGCGGAGTTTCTCGAGGAGGTACGCGAAAACTCCGTTGAAGGAATGGCTCACGAAATCACCCAGGTCGGAGCGATGGCGCTTCGCTTTTTGTACGACTGTTGCGGGTACGCGGTCCCGGGCTTGGCCGCTCCGTCCGCACCCGGGCCGTTCGACGGGGACGACAGCTCGCCTCGAGGCGCGGACGCCTGGTGTCCAGACTGTCAGGACGCCTTTTCAACGTGGGCACAACGATCGCAGGCAACCTATCCGGATGACTGGAAGCCACAGCCGGCGGAATGCTGTGGCAACTGCACGCACGCCGAGGACTTCCAGCCTCGAGTAGTCGGTTCAAAACGATGCGCGCGCGGCCAGGGAGCAATCCTCATCACGGAAAGTTGCCCCCATTTCACGATGAAGGAGCTCGCAAATGCAGACCCTGGCTGAATACGAAGCGCGGATCGAGGCCGACCGTCGGCAGCGAATGGAGGAGCATCTCCGCTCCATGCGCGAATGGATGGCGGTCCTGGAGCGCAGAAACCTCCCGCCGTGTTCCGTGATGGGGTTGGCGACGGAAGAGATCTGGCGAGCTCGTCGCGACATCCGCGAGCGTACGGCGCAAGGTGAAACGCGACGGCGCGGAGTAGGGTGCGACCATTGCGGAACCGAGCTCGTCGACATGGTTCCCGGGACGCAATTCCTAGATCCTCCTCAGATCCCTCTCGGCTGTCCCGGATGTGGCTGGCGGGGATTCACCAAGTACCGGTGAATCATGGAACCGTCAGACCTTGCACTGTGCGGCTTCTGGCTGGCCGTGGCTTGCGGAGCAACCGAGCGCGACGGCGATCCTCCGGGCGGAGTTCCGGCCGGCGGGGATCCGGGAACCTTGCCGGCTGGCAGCCTTGCTGGAGCCGTCGAGCCCGCTCCCATCCGAGCCCCCACGATCCGGACTGCCCCGGCCGTGGGAGGCGCTGACGGCTCGGGCGCAGACATTTCGAGCGGAGGGACGCCGGAGCCGGGGGGAGGCACCCAGGCCGGCGCCGGCTCGCCGGCTGGCGGATCCCCCCTCACCGGCGGTACCACGAACACGGGAGGCCAGCTCACCGGGGGGACGGGGGGAGCGCTCGGGTCCGCGGGCTCCGCCGGTGAAGCCGGGAGCTCCCCAATGGCCGGCGCGGCGGGGGAAGCCTGCGCGTGCACCGGAGGCGAATGCTGCGACGGCTGCGACTGGCTGCCCAGCTATCCCTACCCCGCCGGGATGTGCTTGACGGGGACGGAGGCGACGCTCGACGTCTATCCCTGGGTTCCGTTCGGGCCTCATGAGTGCTGGTGCGTCGCTGGCGACCCGTCCCCGGCTTGCCCCGGAGCTCCGAGGGGCCTCGCGTGCCTCTATCGAAACGTTTGGTGTTCCGGGAACTCGAGCGCCTGCGACGTCCTCGGTCCCGTCATGGAGGAGGTCCATTCGGATTGTGCGCCGGGCTATCGCTGCGAAGGCGCGGCCGCGCCTGGCATCGCTCAGCCGAGCGAAGCAGACTGTGTGCCGTGCTCAAACTGATTTGACGGCGCTACCGGCCGCCGTGCTCCGGTACCGTGCCAACCCTGACGAACTACGGCCCTGATGGGATGACGCGCGCCGGGGCTTCCACGGCGGTCGGAAGCGCCGACCACAAACGCAAAATCCCCCCAGGGCGTCGTGCCCTGGGGGGAGTGCTTCCGTATCGAACGGGGTATTTCTACAGCATGGACGCGGCTGCGATTCCGGCCGCGATGATCGTGGCGAGCCCTCCTATCCATGCGGCGCGGATGGCGCTGCTCGTTCGGCTCTTCGGTGGCAAGCTCATCTTTCGAGCCGCGGCGGCGCCTGCCTGCCGGGCGAGATCCTGCGCGGCCTCCGCTTTCTGCTCCGTGCCGACGATGTCCTTCTCGACCTGTGAAAGTCGCGAGCCCTGCTCGACGACGACGGCGACGAGGCCGCCGGTCCCGTCCTCCCCGATGAGAGCCCTTTCCGTTTTCGCCTGCCGCTCGCTCTGCGCCTCCACGCGTTCGTCGATGCGAACGAGGAGATCATGATCGCTCATCTCTTGTCGGTCACCGGTGGGCATTTCGTCTCCAGGTTTTAGAACCGGCGTCCCGCCCGTGGTACCGTTCTGGCACCATGACGACGACCGGATCGGAATTCGTTCGCAGTATCCCCGAAGAGCACACGCCAGCACGCGAGGCCGCAATCCTCGCAGCGGTGGAGCGCGGCGACCACTTGATTCACTGGCGCCCGCTCACAATCAAATCCGCGGACGGGTTCACGCGGCTCACGATCTTCGTTTCGACGGACGCGCTGAAAATAGGGACGCCCTCCGATAGCGTCCGGGTGGCCATGACTCACGAGACGGCGCAGCGAGTCGCCGACCTGCTCGGAGCCGTGCTCCCCACGGCGAAGCTAGCAGACCTCACATGGCAGGCCGCTGACGTGAAGCTCACTCCGCACACCCAGGATCCGGATCACCGGATGAGCGCAACGGCCGCCTTCGTGAATCACCACGCCGCGATCGAGGAGGAGCGCCGCGGCCGTTGCGGTCTGCTGCGCACGCTCGGGAAGGATTACATCAACACACGAAAGCTCGAAGGGCGTCCGACGCGTTCGGCGATCTATGGTTGGCACGCCCCGCGCGCCCCATATCAGGCCGCCACGGAAGCGGGAGGCCATGTCTGGCAACCCGTCGGGACGACTCACATCCTCGACAAGTTTTCCGACTACAGCGCCTTTCCGACGTACGTCCTCCGGTCGTGCATTTTCCGGCTCGGCGACAACCACGGCGTCGAGAGGGATCTGAACGACATCGCGACGGATCCCCAACTCTGCTCGCTCATTTCCAGCGAAGGACCGCTCGAACTCCGACACCCGGGGGTTGGACCATGGCTCCCCGGGGATTCACACGCTCCGCAGCCGAGCCTCCCCGTGGTGCGACCGATGCCGCTCTTCACGCGGACGCTCCGCTACACGAAGCCGAACATGAATGGCGACGATGTGGCCTTTGTTCAGGGCGTCGTCGGCGCGACGGCCGATGGATACTTCGGACCTCGGACGAAGGCTGCCGTCCAGCGTTGGCAGCTCGCCCATGGACTCACGGCCGACGGGATCGTCGGGCCGCGGACACGCGCCACCATGTTCGCGGATGTTGGAGTCCTGCCGGAGGTCCCCGACGGGTTCGTCCTGGAGGACATCGACCTCGTGCATCTCCCCTACCTCGAATGCCGCAACTTCACCCGGACGACGAGGACGGATGTCGCCCTCCTCGTCCTGCATTCGATGGAGGCCGTGGAGAAGGGGTCGACGGCGGAGGCAGTCGCATCCTGGGGGGCGGGCTCCCAAGCGCCGCGGGCGTCCTGGCACTACGCGGTAGACAACGACTCGATCGTCAGCTGCGTCCCGGAGACGGCCGTCGCTTGGTGCGCGCCCGGCGCGAATGCCACCGGTGTCCACTACGAGCTCGCCGGCTACGCTCGGCAGTCCCGGGCGGAGTGGCTCGACGCCTACTCGGAGCAACTGATCTGGAATGCGGCCCGGCTGGCTACCCTCGTCACCATGCCGCGGTGGGGGATCCCCCTGCGGTACGTCGACGCCGCCGGCGTCAAAGCCGGATACGACCTATTCAAGGCCGGGCAACGCATCCCGGACGAGCTCCGCGGCTGGACGACTCACCGGCAGGTTTCCAAGGGCGTCCGGAAATCGGACCACATGGATCCGGGCCGGCACTTCCCCGGGGACGTCTTCGAGGATTTCGTCCGGCAGGCCGGCTATCAGGGAACGTGAGCCCCCAGGATGCCCTCAGACGGCGTCCCGGGTCCGGAGGTCCGAGGGGTCGATCCGGAGGGAGCGCGCCCGGGAGCGTCCGGCTCCGGCTGAGCGCTGGCCAGTTTCGCCGATTCCGGGCTCCCGGCTCCCCTACGGCGTATCGAAGGCCGTCGGATCGACATTGTGGCGCGTCTCTGCCGCGGCGACGAGGGCACCGGCGCCGGTCCATCTATGGTGATAAGTGCCATCTTCGGCGCAATACAGATCATAGTAATACGATCCGGCACCGGACCTCTTCACGTCCGGATCGGTCCCGTAGACGTGAGACGTCTCGACGCCTGCCGGCGTCCGGATCTTCACCGTGATGATGGTGGGATCGGCCGGCGCTCCCGAAACGGTGAAGGCCACCGTCAAGCGGGCCTGGCTGCCAATTACGAATCGCATTCGAGATCCTCCAATGGGCACCGGACGACGGTAACTCCGACCGTCGCCTTCGCCGGCTGCGTGACATCCGCGTCCGCGACCGTGACCGCTGCGATGCCAATGGCAGCTTGGTCAATCATCTCGACATAGGCGCACGCCCGACCGCGCACGCCTCGCGCCGCGGTTAATCCGAGTGGCAACAGGTCGAGAAAGAGGGGCATCGCGGATCCTCAGGTATTGAGACCCAATCGCAGCGCGTTGAACTCCGGTCCTGCTGGCGGCGCTCCACCGGCTGGGCGCAGAGCGAGCGTGACGGCTCCCCATTCCTCCGTCGGATTCGTCCATGCGCCGGGGTTCTCGGCACCTATCGCGCCGGCGTCGATATCGCAGGTCCCGAGCCCGGCTCCGTTGCCGCTCGCTCCCGGGTCGAGTGCCACGGACATCAGGCGGACGGAGTACCCGCTCGACTGCGCCGTGATGGTGTCGTTGTCGTCGTGGAAACCGACCGCAACGACCCACGCATCCGCCGTCACCGTCGTGATGCTAGTTGGGTCGATGTTCCCGCTCGAGCCGGTCGCTATCGTCCGGGTCGCGTCGAACGGAGTGGTCTCGTCGACGTTCCGATAAGCGGAGATGAAGCCAATATATCCACAGTCGGAATCGCTACCCGTCCATGTGTACGTGCTCGGCTCGGAAGCGCCTGCGCGCTTGTACCAAATGTACAGCTTGGGGGGCGACGATGGCGCTCCGCCGGTGGCTTGGTCGTCAACGTAAAGCGTCCAACCACTCGGCACCGAGGACCATGAAACGTCGGGGATGTCGTCCGTGATGACGAGCGCGGCGATCATCAGATCGCCCTCGGCCTTCGTCGGCCCGAGCGTGAGACTCGGCCCAACGGCGGTGTCGCTGTCGATGTCGACGAACGCGATTCCCGGCGAGGCCGAGTGCAGCTCGACGAGATAGTGCTGCGAACGGTTTGGACCTCCGCTGAAGTCCCAACCCAGCGTCCAGCTACCGGTGACGTCTGCCGGCCGGGTGCTGACGAGCGCTAACGTCTCACCCGCCGTACGGTCGTCCCGCTCGGTCTGTCCGCTCTGCGTCGTCGTGGCTGAACCGCTAGTCAAATTGGCGGCGCAGCCATCGACCACCACCGAATTCACGGTGTCGGTCGTCACCGAGTCGTTGATGGGATCAACGACGCTAACGCGACCAATCTCGTATTCACCGCCAATCGGATCAGATTGATCGACGTCCTCGTAGGAGATGGCGCAGACGCCGGTATCCTGGCCATTGCTGCTCGAGCATGCAGCGTTGTAAGAGCCGGAGCTGGACGGCAGGTCAGCGTCCATCACGCGGTACAGCGTCACCCTGACGTTCGAGCCTGCGCCGCTGGTATAGGTCCCTACGAGCGTGACCCCTGATGAAGAACCGTTGTATGTACAGCTGGTGATCGCGGTGTCGGCCTCGGAGTTGCCACGCGAGAAGCACCAGATCAACACGCACCGATCGTTGCCACTCGCCGCGCCGAGCGAGTGCGAAGCGTTGCCAGACGAAGTCCCCGTCGAGATGGCGCCGGCGGTGCTGTCGTAGGTAGGAAAGCTCATCAGAACGGCTTGAGATATGTCCTACATCTCTGGATGTAGGCAGGATTCGAGGTCGCTCCCAACTTCTCGAACTCGGTCTCGAAGACGTACTCGTCGCCAGCGTCGACGTTGATCACAGCGGTACCCGAAAAGGGGTTGTACTGATTCAAATCGCCAGAGTACGAGCCGCGTTCTTCCCTGCTCCCGCCGTTCTTCGTCATGTAAAACCGGATCGCCACTCCAGTACCTGCGACGACCGCGTCGACTTTCCCTTCCGCGTACCATGCGAGCACGTAGTCCCCGCCGGGGAGCTGGCCCGTCGTCAGTGTGTTTCGAACGACCGGATCGCCGGTGTCGTCTGAAGTCTCGGCCTCGACGATGGACTGTTGAGTGTTAGACGCGAACGCTCCGCCGGTATGCGCCGCGACCAGTGCGTCGAGCGCCGTGATGTCCGCGGCGACTGGTAGAGCGCTCGTCCACTGGACGACTATGTCAGTCCCGGCGGCGTACACTTGATCGGGCTGCGCCGACAGAGCTTCGCCAGCGACCTCGGTCGCGAAGATGTCCTCGTTCGGATTGCCTGGCGGCGTCGTGCTCGTGAACTCAGCCTTCGCATAGGTGCGCGTGGTTGCCGTGTTTCCCATGATCCATCCCTAGCTGTGATCGGGTGACATTCCACCGCGATAGTTGGTGCCGTTATAATAGAAGCAGACGACGTCTAGGCCGCTCGTCGTCCAGGTTGGTTCCGTACCATCAGGCCACGTCACCGTTCCGGGCCAAGTGATCCCAAACGCGCCGCCGTTCGTCAATTCGATGATGACGTTGCACGGTCCCGCCGGAGCCGTGAAGGTGATCGTGCAGGCCGCGCTATTCGTCGCGGAGTGGAGACGGTTCGCAGAGAAGTCGAACGTCTCCGTCGTACCCATGCTCCCATGGGCGGTTACTCCATCGTATGTGATGGTGTCAGCGCCTTCGATATTGCCGCCGTTCAGGTCGAGGTCCCCGAGATTCGTGAACTGCGACAGCAACGTTCCGCCCGATTGACGGAACTGCAGTAGCGCCGCCGTCTGACCCGATGCTCGGTCGATTACGAGTGCTTCGTCACCCGCCGCAGTGTTGTCGATCCAAACGCCGATCCCCGTCTCGGTACTCCATGACGTGTCGAGGTTGCTGTTGTTCCCTCGAAGGATCATCGTGTGATAGGAGCGGATCGTCATCGCTCCGCCGTACGAATTCGAAATCGAGTTCGCACTATCACCGAACTGCCATTGAATCGCCTCCGTATCGCTGAAGTCCACCGCCCCGAGGATGCGAGGAGCGCCCGTCGACGAACCATCCGCGTCGACGTAGAAGTTCCCCGAGTCGTCGTAGCTTGGCGGATTGTCGGAGACGCCGTCGGCTCCGCCGCCCTGGATCGTTTTGCCGCCGGTCCCGGAGAAGCGACAGATGATGTTGTCCTGGCTGCTCGCCGGGCCGTTGACGTCCCCGCCTCCCGCGGGCGTACCCCACCCGAGGTTACCGCTTCCGTCGGACTGGAGATACTGCGTCCCCGTCGAATCCACCGCCGGTAGGATCCAGATCTGATTTGCCGTCAGGGCAGGCGCTTCGAAGCCGACATAGTTGGAGCTGCCGGTATCGTAGAATCGCAGCTCTGCCGCTTCATACAGGCTGAGGCCGCCAGCAGTAACGTCGATTATGACAGCCCCGTTAATGGAGGCTTCGACAGTGGTACTCGCCTCTAAATCGACGGTGACGACCAAGTCCGCCCCCGTATCCTGTCCAACGAACAGGGTCGTACCAGAGTACGTTAGGCACCGAGCGACACCCCACCGGATTTCTGCAGACGTAGCCGCAGGGAAAATCAAATCGTCGTCGTCGTTGATCAAAAGTCCCGAGACTTGCAGGGCATTCGAATCGATCCCGTTGAATCGCGGTACGACGTTATCAGCATGAGTTCCTGGGCCTGTTACATCTCCACTGCCTGCAGAGGTCCACCCCAGTGTGCCGCTGCCGTTGGTGTAAAGCACATCGTTCGGGCTTCCATCTGCTGCAGGCAATACGTAGATTTGATCTCCGGTCAGAGCCGGGGCCTCGAAGCCGACATAGTTGGAGCTGCCGGTGTCGTAGAATCGCAGTTCTGCCTCCTCGAAGAGACTCAGGTTGCCATTGTTGTCGATGCTCACGGCCGTGTTGAGGCCGCTATCCATCCACTGCTGGAGATCGGCTCCCGCGCCTGCTGCGTTGTCGGAGACGACGCCGAGGATCGCCCTTTGGACATCCGCCGCAACGCTCCCGGGGGCGATGACGACGGACCAATCGTCGTTGTTCCCGACATTGGCCGGGCTATACGTTGGACCGATGACTCCGCGCTCGTGACCCGCGATTTGCAGCGACCACCAACACACCATCACGGATTGATTGTTCGCGATCGGGTGAAGTCCTAAATCGGGCGCACCCAGGAAATAGCGTTCACTCGTCAAGTCGCCATCGACATCCGCGTCTCCCAGCGCATGGACCAACGCGTCGACAGAGCCGAGCTGGAGTTCACCGGTTGCCGCCAACGAGGCGCCGATGACGATGTCCTCATCGGCGCCCGTGACGTTGCCGCCCACGGCCAGATTTCCACTGGACGACTTTCGATTGAAAATGTCGGCGAGCAGAGCGTCACCGTCCGACAGCTGGGAAAGGCTGCCGTCTGCGTTGACGTATAGGGCGGTGATATCGGCCATGACCTATTTCTCTTCGTTCACTCCTGCGCCCGGCGTTCCGAACGGCTGTGCGGCTCGTTCCGGATCATACTCGGCGATGACGCGACTTTCGGCCGTCAGGACTTGCTTGATTGCGTATCCTTCGGGGAGCTCCGCCGCGAGCTTTTCGCGCAGCTCGGACATGCAGGCGATCTGAGCCTGCCGCGCTTTCACGCACGCTGGATCGTTTCGTGCGCGGCCTGCGAGCTCCTGCTCTAACAGCCGCGAATACTTCGTGAGCAACGGCTGCCGGATTGCGTTCTGCGCCTCGTCGAGACGCCGGACGAGGACTTCGAGTTTGTACTGATACAGCTCCTCCAAAGGGAGGGAGATCGGTTTGCGTTCTGCCGGAGCGGGAGGGGTAGCCGGCTCGGCCGCTGTCTTCTTGGAGCGCGCTTCGTCGATGGATGCCACGTTCGACGCCGGCGCGGGAGGAGCCTGCCGGGCGCGTTTCTCTTCGGTCCGCTTCCGGCGCCGTTGCTGCCGAGCGTCCTCCCGCTGGCGCTGGATCCTCTGCTCTTCAGTTTCCGGCGGAGGCTCGGGTTCCGCCTTGGGCTCGTCGTCTGCAACTTCGAGGTCCCCGGCGGCGAGCTTGCGGTTCAAGTCTTCGAGGCTTCGTTCTTCCTCGAGCGCTTGCTTTTCCTGCTCGAACTCCGCGCGCATCCGGCGCAATTCGTCACGCTCCGCCTGGAGCGGATCGGCCTGTGCCTTTGGCTTTGGCGTAGCGCGCCGGCCGGCGCGTGTCTTGGTGGTCTTCTTCGATCGTTTCTTCGCGGCCATTTTCCCATCCTGTCCGTGGTTGTCCTACATGATGACGCGTGGACCCGGATCGGCGATCAACTGCGTCGTCGACAAGGCCCACCCAACACGCTGACGGAGATCCCCGGCGCCGGTCGGTGCCGTCGTACTCGGGGCTCCTGGGGTCGTTGGGACGAACATTGCGCTCCCTGCGGTGTAGCCGGTCCCGGTAACCAGGGCACCGGCGGTCCATACCGTCGCCGACACGGTACCACCCGGATCCCCGACACCGCCAGTTCTGCAAATTCCGACGTATTTCTTCTGTTCGCTCGTGCCGTCGGCGTCCGCTAGCTGGATGCGGCCGGCGGTTGCTCCGCGCGCGACGCAATCCCCGGCCGCCAGCGTGATTGCGTTCTCGATTGCGTACTCGACGAACTGGCCAGTCCCCTCGTCCTCGATCTTGTCGGCGATCCGGTTCACCGCTCCGATGATTGAGGTTGCGCCGTTCAGGACTTCGCCGGCGCCGGTTTGCGAGAGCGTTCGATCGCTACTCTGGGAGAGCGTCCCTCCCCAATTTCCGACGTCATCGAGGTAGACCTCCCCAGCCGCCGCGTCGAAGGTCAAGTCACCGCCAGCGCAGCTGAAATTCGACCCCGCGTCTGCGTCGATCGAAATGCCCGCGGATGTGCAGTCGATTGTGAGTCCGGAGACTGCCGAGATAATCATCTCGGCTCCGCCACCGGTCGCGGTGATCGTGATGTCCTGCCCCGAGGTCGCCGTGATATCCACCGCGCCGGCGGCGTCCACGACGAGGACGTCCCCGCTCCCGTCCTGGACGCGTAGCGCCGCGCCGCTGCCGAGATTGTTCACGAAGAGCAAGTCACCGGTCGCGCCCGTCCCGCTCGACACGTCGACGCCGATCCCCGTGACGGCTTCGTTCCCGGGTCCCATCTGGACTTGTACTGCGTCGCCAGCGCCGGCGAAGGTCCGGCTGAGGTCGAGCAGGTTCGTCACGTCCGCCGAGTTGCTGACCTGGATCGAACCATTCGCGGTCGTGACGGCGATCGTGTTGCCGGCCGCGTAGGCGCTCTGGAGCGTCGCGCCACCGGAACCGATCGCCGTGTCGATCGCTTCCAGTACCGTTTGGAGGTCGTCTGTCCCCGGGCTGATGTTCGCGAAGCCGGCCGTGTACACGCCGATCGCGTGCGTCCCCGATGCGTCGTTTCCGGTCGCATTCAGCGCGACGGCCGCGTTGGCTGTGCCGGCGACGACGTCGAGCCAGATATCGTCGAGGAAGTCGGTCACGCTCGAACCGATCGTGCGCGTCCCGACTCCGACGACGAGGTCGGCGAGCATGTTGAGAGTGTCGCCGGCTCCCCCGCCTAGGTTGATCGTGTCGTCACCGGTGCCGAGATTCACGTCACCGTTCGCGTTGAATGTCCCGGTGACCGTCTCGTCGACGGTGACGGCTGAGGATCCGGTCACGTACAGATCATTGTCGACGCGGAGATCGGACTTGACCCGGACGTCTCCCGTCCCGCTCGCTCCCGCGGTCGGTCCTAGCTGGAGCTCGTCACCGGCGCCGAGGCTGGCGCCTACCGTCATGTGTCCGGTTCCGATGACGTCGATATTGTCGATCTGAAGGGTGTCGGCCGCGGCGAAACGTTGGAGGCTGCCGTCTGCGTTGACGTATAGGGATCGTGCGGTTGCCATGGCTGGTGCTTCCTCAGGTTAGAATTGAGTCGAGATCGACGTCGACGGGCTGAGGCCCGCCTGTGATGTCTTCGAAGAGCAGGCCGCTCGGCCACTTCTGGCCGTTGCGTTCGGTACGTTGCGGCACGATCATCGTCTCGAGCGCGCCCTGGGTGAATGCGTTGGTCGTCGTCACTACTCCCCGCTGTGGGACGGTGACGATTGGGAGATCCCGCACGATCAAATCGAACGGACCCACGCCATAGTTCTTGTCGTACCCGACGGTGAACTTGAATTCCCCGCCGCGGACGAACGGAGCGGCCTTCGTGCTGACTCGGTATTTCTTGCGTGCCATCAGAGAATCACTCCCGGTTCTGGGTCGAACAGGATTGCATCTGTATCCGCAGCCACTCCGACCTTCTGCAGGTACGAACCGACGGCGGACGGTATCCCGGCGGAGTTGACGATCCCGCCGGTCGTTCCGAGGAACAGGAGCTCCCCGGGAACGAAGCCGGCGAATCCCTCGACGCGTCCGAAATAGGTAACCGTGGCGGTCGTCGTCGTCGGCTTGTCCGTGACAATCCCTTTGACCGGTGCCGTCGCCTCCGACGCGTTGTCCGCTTGGTCCATCGCATCCGCTCCGGAAACGTACACCAGATCCCCGACCGCGACTCCAACCGGGACCGCGTATTCACCCGGGAGCGAGACCGAGCCGCCGGAGTCGAATTCGATTTCGGGTGAGAGGATCATCAGGACGATCCCTCCGCGACTCCGATCTCGATTGTGCCAGGACTGCCGGTCGCTCCGGCTTCCGCGGCGAGCAACCGGATCCCCGTCGCCGTCCGCGGTATCTCGTAGGAGACGTCCATGCTCAGTGGATTGGCGTCGCTCGGGGCGATGCCCTGTAGCTCGTCGAGGTAGAGCCGGCGCCGGGCGTAGCCGTTCGACGAGATCGGCGTCCGGTTCACGACCGTTGGGCTGATCGTTTTGCTCCCCTCCGTCCATTGCGGCCGGAACACCGGATAACCGCCGGCGGCTCCGCGCGTGTAGGTGACGACGAACGAGACGACGGTGATCCCCTCCTCGACGGCCGTGAATGCCTGCGCGGTGAATGCGCCAGCGCCGGGGAGTGCACTCGAGGCGAGATGAGCGACGAGGTCCCGGCGCGCGCCCAGCAGCTCGGCCCGCTGGCGATACGCCAAGCCACCGGCGCCGGCCGTGTTCGCGACCGTTGAATTGTCTATGTCACGGTCACCGGCTGGCTGCTGGAGAACGCGGACGATGGAATCGGTCATCAGAAAACCTCATTTACGGCGCGGATTCACCCGGGCCGGCCTGCCGTTTGCACTTCGGCCATTCAGCCTGCTACACTGTTTCTCGTGAACGCCGTGGCTCACCTATTCGCCCCTACCGCTTGGCTCGTGTTTCCGGTTGATTGCCGGACGCTACAGGAGCGCATTGCTCGGGGGATCCGCGTCGTCGCCTATCAGCATCGGGCCCGGGACGAGGGAGCCCGCCGGCTCGGATTGCCCCGCGACTGGGTCGGGATGCTCCTCGTCGAGGATCCCCGAGCGACGCGAGCCGCCTAGCTCGCGACGAGCGCCAAATCACGGACGAGCGCGTCGAGCTCGAATCCGTTGGGAGCCGTACGGTCGGGACCCGTCCAGTCGTGGGACACGAGGGCATAGGCCTCGTCGCAGTACCGCTCCAGGAACTCCGGCGTCATCCGGAGCAGGCGTCCCCAGGTCGGTACCTCCCGGATATACGGGTCATATCCGGGAACCCAGACGGCGTGACCGCCCCAACTCCAGGGCCGGTCCGTCGTGTCCTGCCAGAGCGCCTGCCCTTGCGCGCTCCTCGGAAGCGCTACTCCGAGCAGGACGCCTCCGAACAGATGGATGCATCGCATGAGAGTCGCGCCGTCGCGCGGGTCGATTTCCGCGAACCCCAGGATCCGCCGGCCGCCTATCCCCACCGTTCGGAAATGCTTCAGAGCGCGGTGAATACTGGCTCCGCGGTCGGTTTCCGGGTTCTCCGGATCGTATCCACTGATCGCCGAGTACGCTTCGAGGACGGCGGCGTCCGGAACGATGACCTCGTCGCCGTCGTTCGCGGTCCAGCTCTGGATGGCGTGCGCGGCGCTGGCGCAAGTGCAGCAGCCGATCGAATCGTTCTCGAAGAGGGCCCACCGGTGAACGGCTGGCGACCACGATTTCGAGAGCGGGAGCTTCGAGAGCCGCCGGCCGTCGAGATAGTTCGCCATCCGGAGATTTCGGGCGTCGTCGACCTTCGGTAGCTTGCCGAGCTTCATGGTCCATCCTCGCAGAGCTCACCGGACGCGGCGGCGTCGACTTGGCTGCAATCCGTGATTCCGGCCAGGCAGTCCGCGTCCCATCCGATCCCCTTGGCCCGGTCGCTTCGACATCGCGGCCCGAAGCGGACGCCGGTCGGCCCCTCGCAGAGACTCGCACCGGTCTCGGTCGTGCACTCCAGCCGGCAGAGCGTCGCCTCTGCCTCGTCGCAGGGGTCGGAGGGGACTGGCGCCGGATCAGGCTCGGGGACGGGTCCAGGAGGCAGCGGGCCGCTCCCATCGCGCCAGGTACAGGCCGCGAGCAGGGCGACGAGGACGAGGCCTAGCGCTCGCATTCTCGCACCCAGGCAGCGTCAGACGCCTGTTCGAGCCACATGGCGCCGGCCGCGAGAGCGCCGAAGGCCGCGCCGGCGATGCCCAGTCCGGTCCGGAGCTCCGGAGGATCCTCCGGGGCCGTCACCGCTCCGAGCCCATTGCCGCCAGCGAGGAAGGCCGAGCCCTTGGCCACGGCTCCCCAAAGGGTCCGCCGGTCGTCGAGACTCTCGCAGCGCTCCGGGGCCGCCAGCGCCGGCCCGGCGGGCTTCCCGCTGGGAGCCGCTGAGAGCCTCTCAGACCGCGCTTCCGTCAGCGTCGACGCGCAACCCGTCAGTGCCAGGGCACAGAGCAGGACGAGGACGACAGAGCCGGGGCCGCCCGGTTTCCTGGATTTGGGCGGAGCGCCGCCGGCAGCTGGGAAGGAGCCGCCGCGGTAGGTCGGTCCCGGGAGCTTGCTCGTCGCCCATTTCAGGACCTCGTGCCAGAGCGGAGCCCCGAGGGCAACGAGTGCCCCCTGGACGATGTCGCCGTAGGGTTCCCCTTTGGCCAGAGCTACGATGACCGCTCCCGTTGCGACCGACGGCGCGGCCTGGACGAGCTTGCGAAACAGGCCGGCCCGACGGGGGCCGATCCGGTCGGTCAGCCATTCCCAGAGACCCGGGACCCACGTCCGGATCGCCCAGTTGACGAGCCAGGCCAGCACGGGGATCAGGATCCAGGGGAGCGCCGAATGCTGGAGCTCGAGCCAGTTCCATCCGGCATTCAGGACGCCGGTCACAAATTCGGGGACGGTCATCGGTTTCCCTCAATTCGTCATCTCGCCTCGGCCGGCGGCAACTCCTTCGGCTCGACTTTCGCCTCTGCCTTTGCCTCGTCCGGTGGGGTCTGAACGTATTCCTCCGCATCCTCGAGCGCTTCGATAAACGGGATGCATCGCTCCGGCGGATGGATTGGATATCCGTTGCGCGGTTTGTCGAGCGCAGATAGCAACCGCCAGAGATCCTGCCATTCGAGATAGATCGGATCGTCGTTCTTCTTGCCGTCGACTGCGATATTGATGCGGGTGCACGCGTCGAGCCCTTCTCGGTCTGACGTAAATTGCGGCTGTGTCCGCTTGCAATAGATCAGGAGCTGGATCCCTCCCCATTCCTGATCCACCGATCCGCCGGTCGGGAGCTCCGCGTCTCCGGAGACGGGGGGAGGGAACTGCACGAGCATGAGTTGCCGGATGTTTCGTTTCGCTTCGTCTTTGGACATTTTGCGCATGGTCTGATTCCTCCGGCCGGGGCGTCCGCGACACTCTGAGCGGTGGGGGTCCACCGGTCTCACGTCTACGATCCGCTCGAGCCTGTTGGCCCGCGAGGGGCCCGGCGATCATACGCGTTCGGTGATTGGCTGCAAAATTCCGGCTCGGAGCCTCGCGTCATCCGGGGAAGGTGAGAGCATAGACGCCTTCGGTATCATGGCCGAAGGCCGACGGGATCCGGCGATGCTGCACGAGGCTCGGGAGGCTCGTCACGATGTTCCTGCCGAGCTCCTCGCAGCAGTCGCTCAGCGCCATATCCGGCGCTTTCTGTTTCCCGCGCGGAGCGGCGTCCCACCAATCGAGGATCCTCCCGCGCCAGTACTCGGCGACCTCCCGCCGGACCGCGACGCATTGCGCATACACGAACGGCATGGACACGACGATCCGCTCGCCGTCCGCCATTCGGCGCCGGTCACCACGGCCCCTGGAGAAGAACGAGACGCCTGCCCAGTCGGGCTCGGCGCTCTTCAGGACGTCGAGGGCAGCCGTCCCGAAGGTCTGCGAAAGCTCGACGTCCTCCTCGAAGTAGAAAACCCAGGGAGCCCACACGGAACGGAGCGCCTGCTCGATCGCCTCGAAGGCCGCTCGGGGTTCGACGCCCGGACGCGTCTGCCACTGTGGCGCGACGGTGACCGTCAATCCCGGACACTGGCGCGCGAGCGCCGCCAACAGCAAACCGAGCGACCGCGACCGCTCCGGAATCGAAACGACTGCCGGCACGACCGCCTGAATGTTTCGCCACTCCATCGCGCCTCAGCCGGTATTGACCAAGCCGAGCCCGGACGTGCTCCCGAACTTCGTCCTCATCGCGTTGTCATTCTCCGCAATCTGCGCGTGGATGTTGTCGCAGATATCCGCGTCCGCCGGCGTGGTATCTGCCTGACGCACCCACAGCCGCACATCTTCCCCCGTCACGGACGTTGAGCTCGTTGACGTGCAGCGAACCCGGAGCGTCACCTCATCGTCGGCCGCGAGTGTGGCGATCCCCGAAATCGCTCCGAACCCGGCGCGGTTCGCCGTCCCGATGTCACGGCGCGATTTGAAATCTGTGAGAAGCACGCCGTCGACGAAGATCCCCCATTCGTAGTCTGCGATATTGCCACCGAAGAAACTGAAATCTGCGTGGATTTCGTAATCGCCAGCGACGGCGATCGTCAGATCATGATCCGTCGTGCTGTCCGGAACGACGCCTCGGGCCGGCATGTTCGCAGAAAACTCGGTGAACTGATACCAGTCGTTTTGATTAGTGATCGTCGTCGAGCTCGAATTGTCGGTGACCTTCATCCCGCCGTAATCAGCGGCCGCGGCGGCGTTCTTCGCCGTCGCCCACGTTGGTGTTGCCGTGCCTGTAGTGTTGTCCGTGATCGCATCCCATGCGGTCGGCTGGGAGATTGGCGTCGTCCCGAAAAATCCAGCCGTCGAACCGTCGTGGTTCAGAGCGCCGTCGAGCTGCAGGTCGTCGAGGATTATGACGCCGCCGGCCGTCGTCGTTCGGAGCACATCGGTTCCGGTCGACGTCTCGAGAATGACCACCCCGGCGCTTCCGCCGGATCCCCCAGTGCCGACGGGCCCACCGCGGATCCGAGTGTCGCCGCCGTCCCCGTTCGTCGTGCTGCCATCTCCGCCGGTGCCACCCTCGATGATGACGTCCCCGCCGTCTCCACTCACGCCCGTGTTCACGCCTCCCTTGCCAGCCTTGAGCCAGAGATATGAGCCGAGCTCGTTGCTGCCGGGTTCCCCGATGACCTCGATCCAGAAGTTCTCACTGTAGACGCTCGGGGCTTGCAGTCGCCGATGATTGCCGTCGTGGACGAAGCGCGCGATCTCCGTCGCCGTCGCTCCGTCCGTTTGCATGATGATGGCGCCATTCGCGCCGGTCGCCGCTTGCGCTCCGGCGCGGACGATGACGTTTCCGCCATCGTGATCGGTGGCCGTGTCCGTGTTCGCGTCGCCCGCTTGCACCAGCAGATCCCCGCCGTCGCCTTCGGCCGTGCCAGACAACGACTGCGCGAGAATCGTGAGCGTCTCAGCGTCGATCGTTCCAGTTGCGATCCCCTCCTGTCGAATCACCGGGGCAGTTGCGACGAGGTCGATCTCGATGAACGTTTCCCCGATTCGGACCGCGTCGCTGCCACCGACCTCGAATTCGTGCACTCCAGTGGCGATTTCGTAAATGGCTCCGCTGATTCCAGTGTCGTCCCCGAACTTGAGGAAGTTTCCAGCGAGTCCCACCATGTTCACGGTCGTCGAGCCGCCGGTGTTCAGTCCCTTGATCGCGAAACCTTCGGGCCCTCGGAGATGCCCATCGTCAGCGACCGCGGCAGAACTCAGCGCCAAATGCTCGCCATTGCCGTCGATGGCGAACTCCCCGACCTGCGTCGATCCGCTCTGAATGACGACCGGACCGCTCAGCCCGGCGCCATCCTCGACGCCGCCCTTGATTGTCAGCGTTCCGCCAGCGTCGCCCGAGCCCGATCCAGCGTTGCCGGCATAGATATCGAGGTCCGCCGAATTCTCTCCAGCCGGCGCTGTCACAATTCCGATCTGGCAATTCGTCAACGCACCCGTTGCAGTGAGCGGCGTGGTTGACTGGAAGGTGATCCTGTTCTCGGTCATTTGCAGCGTGCGCGCGGTCGCGCTCGTGCTGCTCGTCGTCGACAAGCCAACACCACCCGAATGAATCACGACACTCGACGACCAAGCCTGGCTCTCCTTGCCGATCTCAATCGCCGACAGTGTCGAGTTCCAGCCGATGAGATCGACACCGGTCGACGCGCCGTCCGCGCGGATGTGGACGTCATTCGCCAGCCGGACGCCGCCGGTCGTCGTCGTCGCTCCCCCGACGGCTAGCGTCGTCAGCGAGATCCCATCCTGCGCGCCCGTTGGATTTAGGATCTTGACGCCGGTCGCATAGACGATCGCGAGCGCTTGCGCGAAGGCCATCCGGTCGTTTTCACCGATAACCGGCTGGGTGACGCCCTTCCGCTCCCACGTCGTTCCGTCCGTGTCGACGACGTCGTTCGGGTAGTCCGCCGTGCAAAGCCAGACCGTGTCCGCGTAAACGGTTCCCTGCTGGACGGTGACGAGCTTGCCGCCAGCGTTCGAGCCCGCCGCGTAGTTTGCCGGACGCGTCCACGGACCGGACTGGATCACCCAAACGCCGTTATTTGCTGGCGTCGATTCGGCAGTCAGGAGCGCGACGCTCGTCCCGGCCCCGTTCAGGAGGATCCCGTCGATCGTCGTCGTCGTTCCGGAGAGTGTACCGACCGCCGTCGTTGCGACCGCCGTCGCGGTAATTTCGATCTCGTTCGAGAGGGCCGTCGAGTCGACTAGATCCTTGCAGAATCCGCCGACTCTGCCGGCCGTGTTCGCGCCGGCGACGGCTTCGTCGCGGATGACGACGGCCGCGTCGCTCAGTTCAGTTCGTGTTTTGACTGTCATGGTCTCACTCGAAGGTGGCGTCGAAGGTGGCGTCGAAGACGCCCTCGGTCACATAATCCGCCATGATGACGATCCAGAGCTGGGTCGGATTGAGTTTCAGCAGGAGCCGCTCGAGCTCGGTGCGTCGATCGTTCGGGATCGAAACGAGAGAACCGGGCGTCAGCGTCTCCGGTCCGAAGTACACGAAGAAAGGCCACAGCGCCGGATCGTCGGGAACCGGGGGCGGCGCTCGGCGCGTCAGATTCAGGTTCACCAGATAGTTGGTGTTGTTTGCCAGGAACGCGTTGCAACGCGGTTGCACGATCGGAAAGCCACCCGGATCTTCCCCGCTGGAGCAACGCGGCTGACTCGCAAACGCACTGCAACGCCAGAGTCCGATCCGGACTGGATTTGTGAAGTCGCGCGGATCCCGTGGGACGTACGGCCCCGGACCTGAGGACCACCAATCATGCAAGTAAAGCGGGAAGCCTGCCTCCTGGACGACCGTCTGAATGTAGGAAGGATCCTGTCCGCCTTGCGCCTTCCAGGCTGCGTCGAGATCGGAGCGCTTCGTCGCCGCGGTGTCGAGTGCACTCGTGAACACTCCGAACTGATGAACCCATTGGTCGAGCTCGCGCGTCGTCGCTGGCCAGAGATCTTCGAAAACCTCGTCGACGAACGTCCGCGCATCCTCCGCCGCTCCCGACAGGCCGGTGAAGAAGTCCCGGAGCGTTCGGTCGATGATGAGGCGCCACGCCGTCGCGTCAGGTAGCAGGCGCTTGAAAAGCGAAAACAGAGCCATGGGGATCCAGGTCGCTCGTCAGGGAATATCTTCCAACCAGAGAATCGCTGCGATCAGCCGAAGCCCGACTTGCGAATTCGATCCGCCTTCGCCCTTGAACTCTACCTCCCAGCGTCGCCACATCTGATTAGGGAGCACCGACAGGTCGAACGCCGCGTGAGTTGCGTTCAGTGCGTGTTCGACTTCGTACGCCGCCGGCGTCGCCGATGTGTCGGTTGCAATCGCAATGCTTCCCGCATCTCCGGAGAGCCCCAAGAAATTGAGGTTTGCCGACGGCATGAATTGAGGGAGCGAGCCGTGTCCGCTGGATCCGATGGCGTAGCACTTGAACGAGTTGGCTTTGATCCGCATCGTCGGGTAGGGGAGCTGGAAGGGGATCTTGCAGCTGCCGACGCTTCCCACCGAAACCTGCTCGATCACCGTTCCAGCCGTCACGCTCAGATAATTGAAGCGGTTCGAAAGGTTCGCCGTGATGACGAATGGAACTCCGAGCCCCCAGCTCTGCGGGATCCGTGCGTTCTGCCAGGTTTCGAGCGTCGCGATGTCCGCCGCATTCTGATCGATCTCCCCGCCCAGCTCGTCGTCGGCCCAGTACCGCGCGAGCGCCTCGAGCGCCGCCATGTACTGGGACGCGCCGACCTCGTCGGGAGTGCCGGACGGCGTGATTCCAGCATCGACCAGGAGCGACTGCTGAAACCCGAAAATGTCGTTGTAAATCTGACGCTCCAGCGGGGAGCCGACTCCGTCGCCTTCGACGATGTCGTTCTGGGCCTTGCCGTATGGGTAGCCTGGATCGCCCGTCGTGATTTGGGCGGGGTATGCGAGCTGTGGATTCAGTGCCATTTGTCACCCGTAGGAGATCACTCCGAGTTTTGCCTTCTCGCCATCGTCGAGCGTGTAGGCGATGAGAGGCGTCCCGCCCTTCTCCACCGTGACGCTCGTTGCTACCGCGCCCGTCGCATCGAGGACCGCGTCGACGACGCCGGACACGCCCGCTTCGGTGATCCGGTCCAAACGCGGGAGGACGGATAGCCCGACGATGAATGGTTCCCGACCGCGGAGGTATTCGTCGACGGCCGCGTCGAGCTGACTCTTGACCGTCGCCTCCGTCTCCGTGGCGCTCGATACGTCGAGGCCGTCGACGTCGACGTCGAACGCAGTCCGTGTGATTGCATAGACGTTCACGGCCGCTCCGACTGGCCGCCGCGTTGCCGTCCCCGCTTCGTCGAGCTGGATCGCGTCGTAAATCGCCGTCAGCTGGGCGCCCGTCGGTATCCCGTCCGGGCTCCCCGAGCTCGCCTCCGTCGCCTCGCAGAAAACGTCCACCTCTCCGGGGTCCTGCCCGGTGTAGGGGTACGCCCGAATGATCCCCTCGACGCTCGTCGCCCACACTCGATAATCGGCGTATGCGCCGCCCTGCGGCTTCGCCTGGAATCGCTCCATCACGCGGCGGCGATAGTTTTCCTCCGACTCCGCGTCCGCAGCCTGCACGGTCTGGGAGTCGACGACCGCGACGCGGACGATATTCGGGAGCGGGTTGACAAACGAGACCTCGTCTCCGGGCTCCAGGTTTCCGATGACGCCTTCGCCCCCGTTGCCTTGCTGATCGCTCGTCGCCCGAATGGTGACTTGCACGGTCGCGGCATCCAGCGGAACCGTGGTGATCGTCTGATACCCTACGCCCGTTTGGGACCGGAGGAGATGGGAGCCGCCAGCGAGATCGCCCGTTTGGTCGGTGACCGTGACGTCGATCAGTAGTTCCGCGCGCGTCGCATCATCCGGATCCCCAACTCCGATCAGCCTTCCCCATTCGACGAGCGGCCGAATCACTACGCCGTTGATCGTCGTCTCTCGCATCGTCGCGTACGCAACGAATAGCTGCAGGAAGACGAAGCCGGCGTATTTGTAAATCAGGACGAAAACGCCTCCGAGCGCCTTCGCCAGAACCCGGGTGAACGACTTCGGCAACAGGGGGATCGTCTGGGATAGCGCCGCCTCGAGTTGCGCGACGATCGTCTCCGTGACTTCCTGGGTCGTTGGGACTGATAGACTCATGAGGCCGTCCAGGTTTCTTCGAACGTGAAGGGAAACGTCTCGTCACCGATGACGATAGCGACGTCGAATTCGATCCGCTTCGGGGCGGTGATCCGCGCAGCCGCGGCGACCGAGTCCGCGATCCCCGTTTCGATCATCCAGGCCAGATCGGCATTGGCCGCTTCTTCGAGGAGCTGGAGATTGGCGCTCGTCGTGGGAAGCGACCGAAGGAGGCTTTGCGTCCGACTCCGGTATTTCCTCGTTTCGTCCGTCTCGCCTCGATTGCCCCACCATTCGAGAGGCTCGTCCGCGTCGCTCCCGGAGTCGCGCTCGTTTCCGCCGAACAGGGACAAGTAGGCGGCCGTGGACAAACCATCCGACATGGTTGCCTGCCCGTTCGTGTACTCGATCTCCCCGCCGTCAGCGGTATGGAATAGGAGGACGTCCGTCATGCTAGCCTGTGATCGTGATGTTGCCGAAATCCACCCAAGCACTCGGGAGCGCGGTCGCGATTGCGATCCCGTACGTCGACGAGGACGCATCGCCGGCGCCGGGGAGGCCGTCGTCGACCTCGGGCGCAAACTCGGCTCCGAGGCTCCCCGCGCGTCCGCTGTAGCTCCATACTGTGATCCCGCCGGCGCTGAGTTGAACCGTCAGGTCGAAGATGAGGTCGAAGAGCGCGTCGATCTTCGCGTTCAGGCCGGTGACCTGCAAGTCGAGATCCGTCTGAACGGTGACCATGCTCTCGAGCGCGGCCTCGAGATCCAGCGTCAATCCGAAATCGATGATCTCCCCCGGGTCCGGCAGATTCAAACCGACGGTCACTTCGAGCTGATATTCGATCGCACTCTTTCGCCCTTCGAGCTCTGCGAGGAAGATCCGGAGCGGGCTCAGTATCTGGTCGACTCCGCCGTTCCAGTTGCCGCCGTTCAGGACTCCCATCCCCTGGAGCCGTTCCCGGCTGGTCGACGCGCCGAGGTCCTCATCGTCGCTCGTGCCGACGAGGAAGCCTTCCCCGAATGCCTGCCAGGATGCGAAGTTCGCCGTCGCGATGATGATGGCGTCGATCTGGGTGTCCGGGTGAATGCCCGCGAAGCCGTTGACCGTCGCCGCCGTGAGCTCGGTTCCGAATCCGCGCGCGCGCCCGGAATAGGTCCAGCCCGTCAACGCGCCGGCGGACACTCCGACCTCCAGTCCTTCGACTAGGGGAGTCGTGATTGCGAGCTGGCCGTCGACGAATCCGAGCTGCAACACGAGATCGGCATTCGCGTCAGTGTTCAGCGTCGCCCAATTCGCCGGACTGAAGAGCGCCGCCATCCACGTCGGATCGAATGCCGTGGTGAATTGCACCGCATATCCCGCCAGGTTCGGCGGGAAGTTCGACGAGAATGTCAGCTGGGTTTCGAGCGCGGAGGCGATACCAGTGAGCTCCGCCTGGAGCTTCGCGATCTCAGCGGTCAGCCCGACGAGCGATCCAGCCAGTCCGATATTGATGGACGAGACCGGGAGCGTCCCCAGGTTCGCGATCATCTCACGGACCCGCTTTCACCGTCACGGCCCCCGAAATGATCTGGCCCGTGCATAGGATGCCGCCCGTCAGCGGACTGACTGCAGTCGGCGGAACGGGAGTCACCGGGGAACCGGGCGCGGCGGACAACAGGAGCGGAGTCACGACCGCGACGAGGTCGCCCTGGCGCGCGACGGGCTGGCCTGCCGTGTCGCCGAGCCGGACCTCGGGGCATAGGATGTTCAGCACGCCGGCCGGCGTCAGCTCGATCATCCCATTCGCGTTGTTCGCGACGATCGTCCCGTCTCGTTTCTGCCAGATGGATCCGACGACCAGGCCGGCCTCGTCCCGGGCGTACGTCCGGAACTCCCCCGGCTGTGCGACGCGGGTCGTTCCGTCGCTGTAGCCGGACGCCTGCGCGCTTCCGGTCCCGGTCGAGTCCTCGCACGCCGCGGAGTCTCCGGGGAGCGGTGGAGCGTCCAGGCCGGGGGGACCGTAGTGTTCCGCGGTCTTGTTCGCCCCTCCCCCTGGATCGACCTTGACGGTCTCGACGCTCCCGGTTCGCTCGAACCCCAGGACACGCGCTATCCATCCCACGGTAGGACCTCCGGGATTTCTCCACTGTAGGAACCAGGAAGGACGACGTCGAGGCCGGCAACCTTTCGATCCGGCTCGAGCTCCAGCGACACCCGGCGGATCAGAAGTTCGGTCGGGTGATAGATCATGACGTCCGGCGCGGTGATTTCGATCGTCGTGTTATGCGTCCAGAGTCTATCCGCCGGATCCCGCCACGTCGGAAGCTCGGGGATCGAGTAGGCTGCCATCTCCCCGAACATCCGCCCCATGTTCGCGCGGACGGCGCCGGGGACATCCGCCGGCTCGGTATCCTTCAGATCGAACGAGTGAGGCCGGATGACGCCGGAGAGCCGGGTATTCTGCTCAGTGTACTGCGAGCCGTCCCGGTCTCGCTTCGTCTTCCCGTAGCCGGTGATCTCCGAATAGTACCGGCGTGGATTGAACGACGGAGAAACGGTCGTCACGGGAGGCGTCCGGGCGGCGAACTTCGCGACCGGGTTTCCTGGCTCGACCGACCTCCAAAAACGGAGCGCTCCCTCGGGCGTGTCATTCATGACGAGCCCGCGTTGCAGGGCCAGGTCACTGAGAAATTCGTGCGGCTTCGTCGTCGGTTCGAGAGCCACCTTCTCGAACGGAGCGCCCTCCTCCGCCTCGAACTCGACGACGAGCCCATACCATTCGGCGATTGTCGTTGCGATCCTCCGGAGGTCCCATCCGTCGAACTCGAAGGGGACTTCACTCGCCGGCGCATTGACGTCCGCCAGAACTCCCGGCAGCCCGTATCCGGTGACCTGGACGAGGCTCTCCGACGCGCTGTGATCGGGGACGACGTCGAGCAGCGTCCCGGTGAAGAGATCCTTGCCCCCAAGTAGTACCTTGAGCAACTGAAACGAGAACGGGCGAAACGTCTCCCGGAACTCCGCGCGGTCCGCTTCGAATGGCGCGGCAAAGGCGATCGTCGAGTAGGCGTCGATTGATTGCTGAATGACGAGAGCGGACCAGAACCGCCACTCGACTCCGTTGATCAGGAGCGAGACTTCGTCCGCGTCCCGGGTGTAGCTCGCGACGCGGGCCACTTAGCTCGGCTCCGGGTAGTAAGCGATCGTCCGCCCTGGGGGCAGTTCGAGGATCTCGTCTCCCGTGAGGCCATTGTTCGAGATGAGCTCATCGAGCCGTGGGTCGACGTCTCCGGGGTATAGCTCCGAAGCGAGTTCGAGCAGGTTCCGCGGTCGGTCGAGGACGATACGCCGCTCGGGGAGCAGGGAGAACGAGATCTCGACGAGGTTCCCCGCCGTGGTTGCGACGGCGTTTCCGAGCGACTGGATCGGGCCGCCGGTGTCGACTTGGTCGAGCAACGTCCCGGAGATGGCGCCGGCGTCCGCGAGGTCGGTGAATGCCGCGTCCCGCCATGCGACGAGCGCGTCGAACTGGTCGAAGATTTCGACGGCTGCCCCGAGCGCGTCGGGCCGATAGCGAAACGTCGTATTGAGCGCCGACTGGACGGACCCGTCGACGGCGGCGTTTGCCGTCAGGTCGACGAGATGGAACTCGTTTGTGATGAGCGACGATTGACGCCGGTCGAGTGCCGTTCCGATCCGCTCGCCGGGTCTCCCCGCCTCGGACCCGAAGAGGCGATCGGCGAGCTCGCCGTAGGCTGCGAGCCGGTCTGCGATCCCCGCCAGCGCTCGCGATGGAAGCGTCGTCAGGTTGATGATCTGTTGGGCGAGCAGCAACGGCTGGCCGACGAGGACGTCGAGCGCGTAGTTCAGGATCGACTGGGCGTCCCGGAAAAGTCGATTGACCTCCGACGTCGTCTTCGACACGGTTCCCAGTACCTGCGAGATCTCGTTCAGCGTCTTGCGGATCGCCTCCTTGAGTGAGACCTGTTTCACGATCGTCTCGAGGCTCATCAGATCAGAGAACATCTGCGCTGCCTGGACGTCGAAGTTGCCGAGCGACGCGAGGATCTCGTTCTCCGGGCTCTCCTGCCCGGTGGGATAGAGGACTCGCAGGGGAGGCCAGAACGTCGTCTCGACGATCGACTGATTGGCTCCGGTGACGAGATTGTCTCGCCGGGTGATCGTCCCCATCGGGACGACGTCGAAGGTTCCATAGAGCGGATGTTCGAGCCGACCGACACCATCCTCCATCAGAGCTGCCTCGAAGGCAGTCGCTTCGAGGTCGTGACTATCACCGCTGAAATAGCAACGGAGTGGATACCGTCTAGCTCCAACTTTGTTGCGTTGGATATAGACGCCATCCACTCCGGGGAATTCGAAGACGCTCCGGCGGAGGTCGATTTCGCGCGCAACGTCTTCGAAGTCATACAGGATCCGGACGCCGCTCGGTGCCGTGTAGGCTCCAGGCCTCACCCGGGTTTCCCAGCTCGGCGTTCCTGTCGGTTCTGGGAAGGTCATACGAACGCTCCGGTCGGCTCGACGTTGAGCCGGAGGCCGCGGCGTGGTTGTTTCGGCACGACTGCCCGGCCCGTCTCATCTTTGATCAGCAGAGTCGCGGTCGGCCCCTCTGCCTCCGCCGTGTGGCGTTCACCGGTACCGGTCCCGGTAGGTTGGACGGCGGGCTTCCTCGACGCGGTCTTAGCACCCCCGCCCGACTTCTCCCGCTGTCTCTGAGCGGCCCGCGCTCGCTCGTTCATCACGGCGTCGACGGCCTTGAATGGATCGAGGGTTCCTTTCTTCCACATCTCTCCGATCGTACCGACGATCCCGAGGCCGCCCGTCTCTTTCTCGAGGGAGCGGATTTGCTTCAACGCCAGGTAAATCGCACCGATGGCAGCCGCGATGGCGACGAGCGGAATCATCACGGCCAAGAATCCGCCCGAGGCCGCGGCGGACGCCGCTCCCGCGCCCATGACGGCGGTCTTGTAGGCGAGCATCGCCTTGGCAGCCGCGCGCGTCGTGACATTGTAAGCGAGCTGCGCCGTGTTCTGCGCCCATGTCGCAGTCACGCTCAGCCAACGCTTCGCCGTCGCGGCGATCTCGATGCCCATGAGAGCCTTCACGAGACCACGGGCCGCTTTGATCACTTTGTTCGCGGCGAGCTGCGCGGTCTGATAGGCCCAAGTTGCCGCCGTCGAGAGCCACGTCTTCAGAGTGTGAGCGATCATCGCGAGCGTGAGACGTTTCGTCATCAGGGTTGCGAGCTTCGTCGCCGCAGCCTGCGCGTATTTCGCCGCCGTCACCGCCCAGGATGCAACGGTATTCGCGATGATCTTCAGCGTGTTCCACACCCAGGCCGCGGAGTTCTTCACGACGTCCGACGTCAGGATTTTTTGAACGACGCTCGCCGCCGCGGCCGCCCCTTCGTAAATCGCGAGCGTGATGTTTACGACCTTGATCGCTAGGTTCAACGCCCAGATGGCAGCGACGGCAATCCCGATCCGCTTGAGCCACTTGACGATCTCCGGAAGCGCTTCGGTGATTTTCTGAATGTGGCCCGCCATCATGAGGGCCTGGAACTCTCCGTTCTTGTCGACCCAGTCCTTCATCCCCTTGACGACGCCACGGAGCGGGCCGCCCTTCAGATCGAACACTCTCACCTTGACGGCGTCGACGGCCGACTCGAGCAGAGTGAGATCACCCGTCAGGGTGTCCATGCGCAGATCCGCCATTTTCTTCGCGGAGCCGCCGGCTTTCTCGAGCGCTTCGGTAAGCTCGTCGATTCGGCCAGACATGAGGAGGTCCTGTAGATTCACTGCGGCCTTCTGACCTCGGAGACCGACGAGGTCAGCAAAGAAGGCCATCTGGGCCATATTGCCGCCGCTTTCCTTCGCTACCTTCGACATATTGGCAAGCACTTCGCGGAGCGGGAGCATGTTCCCTTCTGCATCCTGGAAGCTAACCTTCGCCTCCTTCATTTGCCGCGTGATCTCCGCCGTCGGTTTCGACAACTTCGTGAGCATCGTATTCATCGCGGAGCCGGCCACGGATGCATCTAGCCCAACGTCCTGGAGCAGTGCGACGCTCGCAACGACTTCCTCGAGCGGGATCCCCAGCTTGCGTGCTGTCGCCGACACATTTCGCATGGACTCACCCAGAGTCCCGATCGTGCTGTTCGTCCGCGAGGACGCCAATGCCAAAACGTCCGCGACTCGCGCTGCCTCCTTCGTATCCAGGCCCATGCCCTTTAACACCTTGGTCACATGGTCGGACACCTCCGCGAGTTCCATCCCGGATGCCGCGGCCGCACTCAAGTTCGCTTCGATACCGACGAGGATATCGCTTTCCGCGAACCCCGCCTTGGCCATGATCTCCATTCCCGCCGCGACTTCGGTCGCGGTGAATTTCGTCGTCGCTCCGAGCTGTTTCGCCGCGGCTTCGAGGTTCGCTATCTCCTCTCTCGTTTTCAGGCTGACGGCGCCAACGTCCGTGATCGCCTGCTCGAAGCCTGCCCCGACTCCAGCGATGTTCTTCGCGACGGCAAGTACCGCGGCGCCCGCGACGCCCGCGGCCAGGCCGATCCGTTTCACTCCTGCCAGGACGCCGTTCAGAGCTCCGTTGATCCGCTTGAGTCCGCGACGGAAGCCAGCGACAAAGCGCCGCGTCCTCCGCTGCATTTTCGCGAGCGGTCGGGAGAATCTGTCAATCGCCTTGAATACGGCGCTGACTGTGAATCGTCCTGCCATTATCGGAGTTTCGGTGTCGGCTTTGGCCGCGTGCCTTCATACAAGTCAGGCCGGATCCCATCGTAGAAAAATCGGATCTCGGTCATGGTGAGCGTCCGCGCATTCGGGAGGCCTCCGGGGTAGTCGTGCAGGATCTGGAGTAGCATCTCCCCATATACCCTGACGAGCCCATGGCCTCCCTCCTCTTTGTTCAAGAATGCGTCGACGCCTCCGCGGACGAGAGGCGTCAACACGTTCAGCCCAAAAACAGAAGGGCCACCGATTCGACGACCTTCAAATCACGGCGCGGCATCTTCGAAAACCGCTGGATGTTCTGCCGCGTCATGTCTGCGATCATGGCGTACATTTTCGCAGCGTCGTGTCCCCGTTTCTTCTGGTCGCTCGCCATGAAAGTCGCGCCCGTCGGCTCATGGAAGACGACCGGGGACGGATTCGTTTCGAAGCGCGTCGTGTACGTCGCTGCGCCCCTCTCGTCGACGACGATGGAGCCTCGTTTCAGTTCCCGGATGAACACCTTTTTGGACGCTTGAAACGCCTGGCGATCCTCGTCGTCCATTCCCTTCTCGTCGATGTCCAGTTCGAACTCGTCTGCGAACCGCTGAAATTCGGCTTCTGCAGATTCCCCATCCATCTTGTCCTCGTCAAGCGGTCCACCTTCTGACATGCTTCCTCCTACTGTTGCTCGAGATTCCGAGGCCCGGAGAGCGTGACACCCGCCGTGCTATTCTGCGTCGAGAATTCGATATTGTCGGTGATCGTTCCTTCGCCCATGTAGACCGTGCCAGAGACGAGCTCGATCGTGATGGACACGTAATCGTTCGAATCGGCGATCTCTTGGAGGAACTCCTGATCCGCCCGGTCGTCGTCGACCTCGAGCGTCAGGCCACCGATGATCCATGGCTTGCGCGTTTTGACGATGCGCGCGGAGCCGTCACCGTTGCTCTGGACTTCGTTCGCGAAGCCTCCGATGTCCCGCGTCCCGTCCGCGTCCGCGGCGACGGGGAGAAGACGCCCTCGAAGTGAAACTGCCTGAATTGATCCGCCGACTGCTGGCATGGTGCACCTATACTGATGGCGGGGACAGGACGATCCCGTCCCCGCCATTCTCGGTTATTGGGTTAGTGTTGGACGAACGCTCCCGCGTCCGCGGCGTCGTTACTCGCTCGGCCCGAAGAAGAATCCGAACTTCTGGGTGTGGCTGATGATGTTCGCGTTGCCTGCCAGTGCAAACGTGACTTCGGTGTCGAGCCGTTTCGGATTGCTCGAGCTGATGTTCGCGACGATCGACTTCTTTGCGGCCTTCGGATCACTGATGATCGCTTGCGCGCCGAGTCCATCGAGCATCTTCGAGAGGTCCGCCTTCGCTCCCGACGGCTTGCGCGCGTCAGGGTTAACGGTCGCCTGATCATCGGGGATCAACGGAGCGCCGTCCCAATCCGTATTTGCGAAGATCAGATCCGTGTTGAAAATGCAATTTTGCAATTTCACGATGTCGACGACGTACCGATACGCCGGCGACGGGTCCCCGGCTGGAGCATAGAACGTGACGACGTCGGAGACGTTGATCACGCCGCCCTTGATCTCGATCGTCGAGCTCCCTGCCTTGACGGCCGCGTCTCGTGCAGGATAGTCCCACTGCTCGCCGTCGGTACCAGGGATGAGACCATTCGCCCGTTGGCTTCCGTAATCGTGCGGCGGATTGTTGTTCGCGAGCTTGACGATGCGCGCGAGCTGCCGTGCTGCGATGACGCAGGGCAGATTCGGCGACCCGACTCCGACGAGCTGGGCATTCGTGCGGTCAGTCGTGCGCGTCGAGGAGATCGCCGTCGCCGCCGTTCGGCTGGCATATGCGACGCCGGTGAAGAACACGATCGGCTTCCGGACGAGCTCGCCCCATCGGCCCTCGCCGAACGCGTCGTAAGCGTCGAGCGCGGTCGTGTCCTCGATGTTCAGGGCGTTCAAACCCATGGTGTTCCAGATCCCGCCAACTTGCGCGAGCGCCGCGTCGACGGTCGGGTTCCCAGTGCCACCCGTCGGCTGGGTGATCGCAAACGTTAGATCTCCGAGTGTGTCGATGATCTCGATTAGGATGTCGTTCGCTGATTCTCCCTGCCACTTCGACGTTGCTTGCACGTCCGTCGCGGGAACGGTGATCGTGAACCCATCGCCTACGATGTAGTCGGCCGCCCCTGCCATCAAGGTGAACTGGATCCCTCCGATGTCGACGTCCGTGCCTGGCGTGAGAGTAGCCGCGAGTGTCGTCGAAATGACGCTCCCCTCGGGATCCGTCAAGGTGAAGATCCCATCGTCCACGCCTGCTGTATTGCAGACGAGCCGCCAGTCACCCGGCAGGCCAGTATCGGCAGACAAGGCAGTTACCGTCCCGTCCCCCGTGTTTCCGGCGTCCGGCACTGCCGCGACGGTCCCGTAGGTATAGGAGATGTCGAGCGGCATGAATGCGACCGCTGCGATGCTTTGCCCGATCTTCCGACAAGTGTCGGTCACGTCGATCGCTCCGGCGGGGATCGTGAAATTCTGTCCGAGGATGCCAGAAACCCGCGCTTTGTAGCCGGCCGCAATGCTCGCCGTCCCCGATGGCGTGACGTCTCCGACGGCTGCAGAGCTTCCGCCAGCGTCCTCGAGAAGGCAGACGTCGACTTGAATGGTCCCGATCCCGTCCCCATTGTCGGGGTAGAATTCCTTCATGCAGAGATGTGCGGGCGACCCGAACCCGGCAATGTTGCCGACCTGGAGTGCACTCTCCGCGGTGAACTTCGTCGTGCTGTAGCTACTGGCGCTCGAACCCTGTGCGATCAGGAGCAAGCGCTGCGGCAGAAATACGACCTGGCCGGCGCGGAGATCTTCGTACGTCGTTTCAATCCCGACGACTCGGGCAATGGCAGATGCGTCCACGGACATGATTCAATCCTCTCGGTCTGTTGGCAGCAACGCCGCCTAGGGCTTATCGTATTGCGCGGTGTAGTAGACCTCTCCGGTCCCCTCGCGCCTGAATGTTGCGTAAATCGATTCGATGATCTCTCCTTGCACTTGCGGGGAGAATTCGTTGAAATCGACGCGGAGAGTGAGTCGAGCAGCGACGACGTTTTGCACGACCTGCTGATCGAGTTGTGGCTGATACCGCTCGCGCGATTCTGGCCAGCGTTTACCGACGACGCCGCGCAACCCGAGCACGACATAATGGCCAGCCATGAGGATCCGGCGAACGAGTCGCAAGGTCCTCATCGCAACGATGGAGGCCGCTGCGTCGCCCGGGTCGTGACCTGGATCCGTTTCCGTGCTGACGCCGTACCCGTAACAGTCGATCTCATATCGCGCTTCCGCCTGTTGGCGCGCGACGATGTTCCCCTTGGCCTCGGGAAATGTGTCTTGACGGAAGGCGACGTTCACGATCGGCCTCGCCTCGTCCGAGTCCGGATCCGGAGAGTTGATATACTCCGCCCACGCGTTGGCTCGCTCGGTGAACACCCGGAGCTTCCACTCGTTGGGCGGCTTCCCGGCTTTCTGCGCGAGCTCGTATTGAGCTTCAGACTCTTCGAGGAGGATGAGCGCTATCTTGTCCCGGACGACTTCCACCATGTCCGGGCCTTCGATCAGTTCTGTGATGACGGCCGTCATTGCTTGTAGTGTTCCAGGAAACACACGACGAGTCCGAGGGCTCGATCGGGCAAATGGTGGCTCACCTTGAATGTGTAGGCTTGGCCGTCGATGTCGTCGAACTTCACCACCCAGGGCCGGCAGTCACGCGATGGGATGTTCTTCGGAATTTTCATCCCTGCGGCTTCGAGCGTCGCGAGCCGGACCGCAACGGATGCGACTCGGCCCGCGATACTCATTCCGGTTTCCGGGTCGATGCTCTGACCGATGTCCGTCGAGAAACCGACGAGCGCAACCTCGTTCAATTGCGGATCGGTGATCGTGATGTCCCATCCGAATCCGCCGTCTCGGTCCTGGAGAATGGTCGCCAGGTCGAGCGCTGCCTGCTCCCGGAGTCCCATCCTATCGCCGCGGGAGGCCCTTCAGAATGTAGCCGCGATCGACGAGCTCCTCGAGTTGCTCGACGCCGCCGGAAACATCCTTCGGGCGGATCTCCTCTCCCGGTCCTAGGACGCCCCTCGAACACACGATCGACTTTCCAGGAGCAATCTGGAAGGGGAAGAGAACCGGGGGAGCTTCCGGCGGTTTCGGGTCCGGCGGTCCCCCCAAGCTGCGAGAGTCCACCGCGCCATTCACTGGCGCCGGAGGCGCGGGAGGCTCCGGCGGAGCGGCCTTTTCGAGTCTCCTGATCTCCCGCTTCATTTCGGCGATCGTCATTTGCGACGGGTCGACCTCGACGCCGGCCTTCTGAGCGAGCGCGCCGAGTCGTTCAACATAATCACTGCGAGGCATTGTCAGACCTGTCCCCCCGGGGACGCACTGCCCCCGGGGATCAGAATTGCGGTCAAGCGGTGTCGTCTGCTAGTCGACGTCAGGGGACGACGTCGAGGCTCGCAAACGTATCGATCGCCGTGGGGATCGTCAGAGGCCGCGTCCCGGCGCTGACTTTGAGATGCTTCCCGTCTGGAGTCCGCCAGGCGAATACAGACAGATCGATCCCTCGTCCGCCATCGGAGATCCGCGGAGGCAAGAAAGCCATCGCGCTCGAATCGGTCGCGCCGGGGATTCGTGGGATCCCGCCGAAACTCAGATCGAGCCGCCCGTCGCTCAGCATGATCAGCTTGTCCGCCGCGAGGTACTTCGTCCCGCCAACACCGGCCGCCGTCGTATAGGTGGCGTTGTAGGTCCAGAGCTCGAACGAGTACGAGCCAATGATGAAGTCGCCCTGCTTCGTTGCTCCGCGTCCGCGAGCCTGCGGAGCGATGTTCCCGAGGTTGATCCGGCGGTTGTCGAGTTCCGCTCTCACCCGGGTGTTCGCCATGAAGCGCGTCCATGCAGTCGTTCCGAAAACGATCTTGTTTGGGTCGTGCTTCCCGTCCGTGCGAACGACCTCGGCGAGCGCGTCGAGGTCGGCGATCGGATCGCCAGTCGCTCCATCCGCCGCCCATTCGGTGCCGACCGTCGCGACGTGGGTCGCCTTCGGCTGGAAATTCAACGCGTACAGAGTCGTACCGTTCTCGTCCACCAAATCGAGCGTTCCGGTCTGGAGGACTTGCGCGGCCTGGAGCTCGATGGCGCGGCGGATCTTGCGTTCGAGCTTGCGGAAAATCGCAAATGCCTCATTCGTCGCATTCGCGCCGTAGTTCGGATCCTGGAACGGATCCTCCCCGGGTACGCGCTTGATCAGATTGTAGGCGGTGATCGTCCCCTCCTCGTCGTAAATCGGAGGCGTGAATAGCTTGTTCGTGTAGACGCTATTCTCGTTCTGCCGACTTCCAGCGCTGAGATCTTGAATCACGACCGCGACCTCTTCGTCGTCGCGCTGAATGTCGATCTCGACCTTCTCCGCCGTGTGGATGTTCCGGGGCGGCGTGAGGAAGAATCCGCTCAGAAATAGCGGAGCCGTAGCCTCTTCCATGTACCTTGCGATCATTCGCTTGGTGCTATTGTCACTCATGATCTTGTCCTTGTCTGTGTGAGGAAGCAGCCCCGGCGGGGTTGCAGTCTCGAAAACGGGGGGCCTCGGGCCCGGTAGTGACCGACGCCTCCCATCATGGGCGCCGGTCGTTTTGGATTACGGCTGGGGGTTGTCGACG